TCAATGGCAGTGCCGTAGAAACCACCGAGCGCATTTGTATCAATAGTGATCGCGCCGTCGTCATTTTGAGGTGCAGCAAAAGAGACGGGCTGATTAGCACCGTCTTCTTCGCGTTTAATCTCAAATCCAAATAATTTCATATTATAATAACCTTATATACATTAGGTTGTTGGAATACCAGTAGCACCCTCGACTTTCCAGAAGTCGTATTGGAATGTTACCGTGAATTCTTCAATTGCATCCGTTGAGCTCCAATCCATTTCAATACCTTCGATTGAAATAGGGAACATACCTTCGAATACATAAGAACGCAATGCAGAACCATCTTTACTGAATTGCGTTATAATTGCATTTGATTTATAATCTTGCGGTAATGCACGGATGTTTCCATCGTGAGTATTGATAGCATTTGACCATGCTTCCAAAGCATTACGAATCGCAAAATCTTCATCGTTAATTACTGTTACTGTCCAATCTTCAAAAGTTCTATCACCTGCATATTTAANTTGTCGGCCGAAGTATGGTACTTCATAAGAACCGACAGTTGATGCTGGGATGCCTGCGGCACGGACCATAAATGGTATTTTAAAGTCCGCCGTAGGATCTACTGGGTTTAGAATTTGAACTTGGAAAAGAGTTGGACGAGCACCACCACCTACTAATTGTGATTTGAACTCGTTAATGTTAAAACTCATTTCGTTCTCCTTTAAGTATAATCTTATTTATATTAACCAATCGAACCGACAATTTCGTCAAATTCTACACCACTTCTCGTAGCAACGAATGTTAATTCAATAACATTGATTGAGCGAGCTGGTTTGATGAAGATGTTTGCTCTGAATTTGTTTTGGTCAATAACAGCCGGTGTATTTACAGTTGCATCCGATATTACACGGAAATCAATAATACCACGACGACCTTGAATATCTCTTAAGAACGGCTCTACGATATTTTTAAACTGAGTTTGAGTATACTCGTCGTTCAGTTCAAACATAAAGTTNTGAGCNGCGTTAGCAATTGCTTTCTCTACAGAAATAAACAATCTACGAACATTTAATCTATCAAATGCACTAGTTGCACCTAAACCAGTCTTATCACCAAATAGTACAATACCTTGACCTACTTGAGAAACGACAGGGTTAATGTCAGATCCGTATAATTGATCACGTTGTGCTTTAGTTGGATTGAACGCTAATTTAACAACATTCTTAATAACACCTTTACGGAAACCAGCTGGTGATTCAAACGGCTCAACTCTAGACGCAAGACCTGCCATGTCACCATTTAATGGTACATAACGATATACGTCATTATACTTATCGTAGCGATATTTATAACCACTATCGAAGAATGTATATGATGAATTCTGAACTTTGTTACGATATGCAATTGCTTTAGTAAGTTTTGCGTTTGTTTTAAGTTCTGTTACGACAGCTTCTCTTGAAGGAGATAAGAAAGCAACGCAATCTTTTCTGTCTTCTGCAATATTAGAAACGATATAGTTTGCTAAGTTAGCATTATCGTCGCCTTTACCCTGTAGGATAAAAGAAACATCAATTTCATTTGAATTTTTGAACGTATCATACGCTGCAGCTAATGCAGATAATGTAGTTGCAGACTCAGTTGTACCATCAGTACCTGCTACTAACGTTTCGTAAGCAGAAGTTTGTGATGCAAAATGAGTAGTGTTAGCAACTGATACCCAAGAAGATTGGTTTTCAATTACATCTACATAGTAGTTGTTTGTACCATCGTCTAAAGAAGCGCCATTAGTTGTTGATACGTTTTCGAATATTTCTAATACAGTATCAGCGGTACCTGAAATTACGCCATCGTTATCAATTACAGCAATGTGATAATTGTTAGTATCTGGAGCTTTACCAAATATATTAGAATAAGCCCACTTTTTCTTCATTGATAACAAGTTTAAGTTTGTTTCAGCTAAAGTGTAGTTACTAGTAAAATCAATATCGTATTCGTAAGCTGCTGTTAAAGCAGTATTAGAAGTTACAATGCCTGCATCTGTCAATTGACGTTCTGCTACAGTTGATACTACCAATTCTTGATAACCTACAGAATCATTACCGATTTCGATTACATCGCCAACTGCTACTGAAGTAACTCTGTCATCAGTTGCAACTTCAAATAACACTGTAGAAGTATTGAAATCAATTTCTTGTTTTAACGTGTCGTTTGTAATTTTATCTTCTGGGATAGTACCTACGGTTGCGAAAGAATCTTCAAAATCTGCACCTTTAACGTATGCGATGTCAATTGAATTACCTAATGCACCAGCGTATTTAGCATCAAATGCTGCCGCTTCTATTACTACATTGTTTGCGTCGTAGGTTGTTGCAGATGCAGTAGTTGCACCGTTATCTGCACGTGTTACGTATAAAGCATTCGCGTAGGAAAGATAATCTGCCGCTACGAAAAATGTCTCAAAATTGTTATCGTTTGGCGTACCAAAACGACTTGTTAGTTCGTTTTCCGAAGTAATTAGTATAGGATCTTCGACAGGACCCCATCTAAATACGCCTGCCACCGCAGCTGGTGGTGTTGCTACAGATGGAACTGCAGCAGAAGCGTCTACTTCACGAACAATAACCGAAGGACTTACTGAAAAGGCCATGTTTGTTCTCCTTTATCTATTATTAAAAACGTTTTTAATTATATCACTGTTTTATTTATAAAATAATAGATTTAAATACTCCAGCCATCCCTTATAGGAGCAAATCCATCGTCGTCAATATCATCATCTCCGACATCTATAAAGCCAAACGGTAAAAGATCTTCTTCAATCTGTTCTTCCGTCTTTTCTCTTAGTGTCATCATCGTATTTATATCTGTCATATCTTTAAAGTAATTTTGGTCAGATAGCCATGCAAACAGTACTAAATTCATTACAAGATCGTCGTGTGATCCAGATTCTGCCTCGTAAGAAGATCCTCTTTTAGAAAAACGTGACAATTCTTGTATAGTGTTATAGTCATTTAAAAGTAATTGATCTTGTTCAATTAATCTTTTTAATATAGAACATCCAATGGATTTGACTGATTTAGTTGTTCTAATCCCACCGTCTACATTTTTACCAAAACCGCTNGAAATTCGTTTACCGTTNCNTCCTGCGCTTTCAGTATAAAGAATATTTTCGTAGCCATAATCCATTGATAGTACATCAGAAACTTGTTCNCCGATATCATTTATTTCTACTAATACAGCAGCTTCGTTGTACAAAGTTCCTAATCTATATATAACTGATGCAAAATCAACTGGACCTATCATATTATCTCTAAACGTACAAACTTGCTTGTATGGCATTTCAGAAATATCTATTACATTGAAAGTAGAATAATCTAACCCTTTACCTCTAGATACATCAACAATTAATGCATAAGTACGACCTTGAATTGGTCTTTCATATTGGGCTACGCCTTCGCTTTCAACTAATGCCTGCGAATAAGCTAATTCTTTTAATTTGTTACCCGATATTAATGTACCAGAACTACCGAGGAAACCACATTCGTATTCTTGGACGAATTTCTGTTCATCATGATCTAACGCTTCTAAAGTTTCTTGTTTCCATTTTTCATCTCGCCCAGGAACATCGTGCCACATGACTTTAACGAATTCATAACCGTTCGTACCTTCTTCGGCGCCTTTACACGTTTTCCAAAAATGGTTCAATCCATTAGGAGTTGATGTCATTAATAGTTTAGTNGATTTACCAGATGAAATGGTTGGATATACAGAAGCGAAGAATTCATCNTATCCTTCNATAAACGCAACCTCATCGAGATATAGGAATGAAATTGACTTACCACGAATAGCACTAGAAGAGGTTGTACCGGCGTATATCTTACATCCATTTTCTAGCTCTATACTATACTTGTTCCATTCTTCAACCCCTTGTTGCATCCATTTGGGCAACGCTTCATAGGCNAATTTAACACGGTCAAGTACTTCTTTTGCTGCATCACCTTTGTTTGCNAATACGGCAGCNGTTTTAAATTCGTTAAATAAAATGTAATGTAAAATGATNGCNACGGCNGTTGTTGTTTTACCAGACTGACGTGCAGTTAATACAGCAACTCTTCGAGAATTGAAAATTTTGTTCGTTATTTCTTCTTGATAATCATACATCTTAAAAGGAATAAACCCTTTATCCACGTGTACAATTTTAATATAGTTTTTGGCGAAGTATATTGGATCTTCCATACACTTCATATATTCTTTTAGGTTTTCAGGGGAAAATTCAATTTCTTCGCCTGATCTTTTTAGATTATTATTACCTAAGTAACCTCTAGTTACTTGATTCACCATCAGCTTCACCTTTTAACATTTTTAATAAATCAGTAGTGGAAACAATTAAATTATTATTCGTTACGTTAGTTTCTTGTTTTGGTCCGTCTATTTCTTCTTTAGCAAATTTCTTTTTATGAGACATTTCAACGAAATCTTTGTTCGCATCTAATAATGTTTTCATTAGTGTAGACGCAACTTCGTATGCTCTTGGCGATTCTGATTGTTTTGCTAATTCAATCATCTCTGCTAAAGCATCATCACCTTGTTCGATTATGTTTTGGATATTCGAGCGCGCCTGCTCAATGTCTTTAACCGTATCATCTGAAACAGATGACGTCTGCGTCGCAGGTAAGTTGACTTTTTCTTGTTCTTGCGCAACCGGGAGTTCTTTTTCATCTGCTTGCTCTTTGATTTTTTCTAATGGTACTAAACCTAACGTACTTGCTATTTTATCATCACTCATAATTCAATACCTCTAAATATCATCTACCGCTATGATGTATGCCCAATCGTCATCAAACTCTATGTCGCTATAATCTATTGAATTATTTGCGTCTGTCGTAGGTTCGCCGTTTGCAGTTANCCCAGGCTGAACTGTTACCNTTGTCTGTAATTCAGCATCATCAGCNGTATCAGTAGCAAACCTAGTGTCAATAAATTTAATNACTTTCTTTTCTTTTTGAGGGCCATAATACCAAGCCTTCATTGTGAAATTTAACGTCCATAATATGCTTTTACGCTCGCTGAATTCACCTTCATACAATTCTTCATTAGTTACTCCATTTAAAATAAGAGGAACGTCAATAGGATCTATATCATCAATAATACGAACAGTACTTGTGAATTCTGGATTAAAGAAAGGTAATATTTGTTCTACTATTTTTGTAGCGTCTTCATTATATTTAGTCATAATATACAATGAAAATTCTAAATTGTATGGAGTACCNGCATATAAAAAGTTTCTTTCACCTGACGTTGGATCTACNNCNGTCTTTCTTAATTTTTGTATTGGCGATATTTTACGATCACCGTCATAACTCATAGATGTCATTTCAAAAGACATACGAGGCAAACTAATTGCTTGCTTGCGATTTAAATTTGGATCTTGGTCAATTCTTGCTAATATTTTTTGCCAAGGNGCNTAAGAAATAGGTACAATCATATCATTCACGATTGCGCCGTTTCCATCTAATCTTTGTATTTTTAATTGGTTAAAATAAGTACCAAATAAGGCAACATATTTTCNTGTTGTTTGATTATGAAAATAATTTGCTATTGCCATTATATGTTATCCTCTATATCCAGTGTTTCACTGAAAGGGTCTATTTCTGAGAAGTCAATAATCGAATCGCCATCTTGTTCAAAATACAAGTTACTAGCGCCAGGATCCACGTCGCCTAAACCTTCAAGAGTACCTGTATTTGCATTCACTAAACTGTTTGTATTAATACCATCAAAGAACGTGTCAATATTATCGCGACCCGTTTCAAATCTTTCGCCAGAGTATTCAGCCAATTCACATTTCATATCAAATACTTGTAGTGTACCACCTTGATAGAATACGCTTTCATGTTCTACTTCAACCACTTTAAATATCTTTTCATTCAATGGGAAGTATATGAAATCGCCTTCAAGAGGTCTTGTTCTAGCATTTCTTTCACGAGTTACAAACTTCTCAAATGTTCTATTCGCGACAGTTAATGTCATTTGGTCTCTTATTTCNAAACCAAATTTAGATAAGAAATCGCCTTGACCTTCGAATGCATCCACGTTTTTCACATACGTTTCAAATTCATATGTTTCATCGTAGATAGGAGTATCATCTTCGTTTAATACGTAGTCTCTAGAGTCGGCAGAACGCGTAATGTATATTATATCTACACCAAACATTTTTATTGACTCTATCACTAGATCGTCAATGAGCTGTTGCTCAACGAAGTTGTTGTAATTATTGAAAAACGCGTTAGTAGCCATAATTTACCCAATAAAGTTATATGTTAATGGTTGTAAATTAGAGATGGCATCTTCTTCCATTCTTTCTCTATCCGCTCTTGCTTCTGATAATATTTGTTCGCCATTGAACGTAACACCACCAACCAATTGCATTCCATTAAATTTGGTTATGTTTAAACCCCATTGTTCTCTTACTAATACGGCAGCATAGTTTTGTAACCAGCGATCGGACCAAATATCAGAAAAAGTACTAGGATCTATTACATCATAAGCTTCTATGATAATGTATTCACCTACAACTAACTTAGACTGATCTACATCAACATATAATCTATTTACATGTTTATTGTATCTTATTCTAGATTTACCTACTAGCATTTCTTGTAAGAATTCTATATGTTGCATATTCATATAGTAATTAGAAACGTTATAACCTGTAATATCTTCTAAGTTATTCAATACAAATTGGTATTGTACATTAAATAATCCAGAACCCATTGAAGTAGATGTAGAAATATCAAATACATTAGATACGCCTAATATATCTTCAGGTAATTGTATGTAGCCATTATCAATATCGTCTTGGATAACTTGATGTTTTAAATATATTAATTGGCTTCCATTATAATGATAGTCATTCCAGAAAGAAAGTGCTTCATCCACTCGATCATCAACCTGTTCTTCTGAAACGTTAATTTCAATGACAGGTGCACCGATCTTGCGAAGTATATGTTCTTTAAATTCGTCTCTAGTTGTTGGTTGCGCCATTATTCTTTCCTAAGTGTTATTGACTATTTATTATTATTGCGGATCGTTTGATGATATAGTAGCAGTTAGTCTAACATCTTGCGTCGACGACGTTCTTTCTTCAGGATCATAATCTCCTTCAGTTACTCTTATTTCAAAATAAACATCATCAGCGCCTGCTACGCTAAAACCAGTCACAAATTCGCCTTCCTGCGCAAGTGCGTACCATCTAAAAGTTCTAGAACTACCTTCTCCTAGCGTGTACCATTGCCCACTAACGTCAGATCCTAACGGATCATTAGCCGCATGATAAGAACTGGAATTTCCTTCTCCGTACGGATCGGTTTGAAAAAATCTGCATTGTATTACAGGATCTTTATAACCTATCACTGGAATATATCCAACTAGATTAAATCCATTTACACCACCAAAAGAACTCGTGGCTACTTTAATTCTTTTATCTGAATCGTGTTCGTTAGTAATAACCGCGTTACAAGTTGCTACTGATGTGTCACCTGGATTAGCATTAAACTTTTGTTCAGATTCGGTTCCCCAGCTAGTAAACACGCTTGGAAAATCTCCAACAAATCTTCTAGCACCGTTGTTGTGAACAGCGAAAACATGTGGTAACATATTTAATCCTTAGGTAAAATTATAACCAGTAGCTGAACCGAAAGATAACGTACCATTATAAGCTACTAGCGTAACCATCCATCCTTCGTAATCTCCCCAGCTAGGTTCTTCGTCACTAGCCCAAAGAATCGTTGATGGAAAAGTTGGCGCATACCCAGCGACAGCCGGACTTCCAGCTCTTTTTGCTGTATCTAATAATAACATTAGTGTTTTACCAGCACCAGGATTTTGGATATTAAAGGTGGTATCGTCAGACATAACTTTCGTATACACCGGATTACCGTCAAAGTCTAAATTCTCAGTAGTGCCACCGCCTAGACTAGTCACGTTAGGTTGAAAGGCACCGTAGTTACCAGTTGCGTCTGCTATATTTTCTAGTTTAAAATCGTCGGTGACGATCGTTGTTGTTCCTACCCTAAATGGCATTGTTATTTCCCCTAATTGTATTTGTTTAGAATTCGTCTTATATTATTTCTGCTGTTGCACCTATGTCTATTTCATAAGTTACAAGTATTGTATCATCAAACCCATTAGACCTACCCCAAAATTCTATAACATACACATCTCTTCTTGAAGCAAATCCAGTCTGAACGTTCGCAGTCGCTGTAAATTCAATGGTAATACCATCGCCATTCGAAGGTGTTGCTAACCAGTCACCTTCAGTATAACTACTAACAACTGATCCAGTAGTATTGGGATCAGTTGTTACAGGTGTTACAGACCATACCATTCTTACGGCAGAAGGAATCGCAGATGTGTTTGTATAAATTGTCGCTCCTGCTTGAGTTAATGGCGTTGTAGCGTTGCTTGTATCGAACCAATCAGCTGAACCTGAGCCTGATGATCCATCATCAAAAATTTCAATTCGAAATTCGTTAGAAGCCCTAGTAAATCTAAATCCAACTTCTGCTCTGGCATAAGCATTTTGATCAATTTGATCTTCGAAAGAAGAATATGCTAAATCACCAACCGATGATTCTCTACCAGTTGCAGTAACACCTGTACCTGAAGTCGGTATAAGCGTACCACTTTCATCATATCCAACCGCAGACGCAGCGCATGTGCCAGCAGAAGATAAGCCCACACAACTAATTCTCCATATATCATGATCTCCCCACGGAGGCGTTATATCCCCAGACCAATAGAAATCAGTTCCATCAAAAGTAGGAGTGTTTCCGTTAGTTGTCATTATTATTTCAGAAAGACAACCGCGTTGAGAATTCGCTAACGTGACTACCCCGTTTCCTGTTAAATTTAAAAATATCTGAGAATTGGATTCTATATCAAGAGGCGGGCTCGATCCAGAAACATTTGTTGCGGTGACATGGACATCTGGCCCATAATCGTCTGTCATAGTCAGGGTTCCAACGGCAGACGTTATGTTCCTATTGTTGTCAATTACAGTCGTGTTTAGAACTTTAACGGCCATTACGCGCCTCCTTCCCATTGTGCTTTATAATAACCGGTCGCTATTATATTTGAACCACCCGAGTCGGTAGCAATTTCTACTTTACACTGAATAAATCTTTGACCATATCCACCAAATTCTGCGTTATATTCAGTCCGAATAAAATATCTAGGAGAAGCTAATGAACCCCATGTTCCTAGTGCAGGAGAAACGGTATTAGGTGTTACTTGAAAGCTACTACCGGTCGAGTCGTTTGTAAATCTAATGTAATAAGTTGTGCTAGGTGTTGTGTTATTCCATTGTGTAGTAGAATGAGCACTAGTGCTACTAATTGTTATGCGATCGATATTACCCGCTGTCGTAAATGAAAAACCAGTATCTACATTCCATGTAGATCCCATGTATGTCGGAAAGGGTCCAAAAAATGAAGAAGGCAATGATGACGTTCCAGATAGACTAACCGTTTCAGTTGGTCCTGCGCCACCACCTTGTCCAGATATGTCTCCTTCTGCACTAAACCCAGTACTTGCTATGGAAGGAATAAAATGAGGTAACATACTTACTCCTTAAATGTCGTAACCGACTGCGCCGGCCAATATATTAGTAGAATTCAAACAAGTAAATGTAATCATCCAATATCTAAAATCATCCCACGTAGGCTCTGTGGCTGAAGGCCATAATATGTTTGATGAAAAAGAAGGATCGTGATCTGAGGTAGAAGTATCTAAAATGAGAACAGTACTTCTACCTTTTGCTTTATTCGACTCTGTAAAAGATGTCGCCGCCGTTAATACTTTATCGTGTGCTGGGTTGTTAAAATCTAAAACTTCGGCGGTGCCTGTACTTAAATCAGTAACTACTGGATGGGTAGCTGTATAATCAACTCCAGTCATACCAGCAATATTTGTTAAATTACGAGAATCATCTATAACAGTTGTGCTTAGAATTTTAATTGCCATCTTCGTCTCCTTTGACTATTAGCATTTATATTCTATTTATCAATCTCGCCTTTCTATATCATCTTCAGATAAATTATTTCCAACCCAAACTTCAATTACTTTAGCAGTTTCTTCGCCAACGTTAGTCGCTTTATGCCAAGTACCTTTCATAATATCAATACTTTCACCAGCGCTATAAATCTTTTGAATTTTATCGCCATTAGTACATTCCAATTCCATACGAATAGTACCTTTTACAATATGCCAATGTTCATCGCGATGAGTATGCCTTTGGTCACTTAATGATTTACCAGTGTCAAAAGATAATTCTTTAACAGTCCAACTACCATTTTTATCTAATACTTTGTAAGTACCCCATTTACGCTGTACTGTAGGTTGTGACCATTCTTTTAATATCCATGAAGAGCTGTTCTTTTTATCATCNCCNCCNACTGAAAATCTNAATTCCACATCATCAAAAACCATCTCCGGTATATTATCTGAAGTTCTATCTCCACCGTTCGCAAATANAATATGATCATTAGGGTACTTTTCTTTAACTCTTTTGATTGCGCCGATGGCGGTATTATCAGAATCGTCAAATTCTATTACTTCATCAACTGGATTTAAATTCTCTATAATAGTCGATCTTTCAAACCAAGACATAAATGGTTGACCTTTTTTACGAGTCAACCATTCATCAGAGTTTACGCCAACTACAAGAATGTCACCGAGTTTCTTTGCATGTTTTAAATAACTAATATGACCAGAATGGATGGGATCAAACCCACCCGTAACGATTACAATTCTTTTCATTTTTTAAGACCCTTTAATCATATAATCCCAAACGAAATTAACGTCTTTATTTGTTTCCATTTCTGGTTTGATTCTAACCAAATCAGGATGTACATACCAATCTTCGTATGGATAACCTGGAGCAAAAGCAACGTCATTCACTAAAAGTTTATATCCATGTTCTAGCATGATTTTACGAGCTACTTCTTTTTGTAATGGATCCAAACGATAGCCGTCATGTTCAAATGTTACTACACCAAACTTATATTCGTTAAGAGGTAATTTCTTAAGTATTTCTAAACTTGCTTCATCACAATCTATTTGTAAATAATCTATTCTATTATCCAAACAGTGCGTTTCAAACAATTTTTGGTAATCAATTTCAAGAGCATTTTCGCATAACACTGTATTAGTTCTATTATTAGAAAAGTTATA